ATCAACAAAAAGTTTTAAGTATTCTATACTCTATATGAAAGCAGTCAAAGCATTACAAGAAGCTATGGATAGAATTGAAACCCTTGAAACTAAAGTTGCAAACCTAGAAGGATAAAACAATGGATGACTTAACAACATAACCAATCTCACAATAACTACTAGGAATTAACTAAGATACTCATCACGTTTTTATAAAACATCTAAGGCACAATCCTTATAAATAGAACAAAGGAGACTGTGTTCGATGGCAACGATTTCAAATTTATTTGTAGACCAAGGTTCAGACTTTACTACTACAGTAACAGTCAATGATGCATCTGGTTCTGCTCTTGACTTGACAAACTTTACTGCACTTGCTATGATGCGAAAAACGTATCAATCTGCAACTGCAACTACGTTTACCTCTGCATTCGCATCAGATCGAACCACAGGTCAAATAACAATTTCACTAACAGATGTTCAAACAACTACTCTTGAATCGGGTAGGTATGTTTATGATATGGTCATAACTGCCGCTGACGGTACTAAAACGAGAGTCGTTGAAGGTATTGCAACTGTCAACCCAAGCGTATCAAGGAGCTAGTATGTCGATAACCGCAAAAGTAAACACTCCAAGAACAGTAGTCGGTTCGGTATCTCAAGGAAACCAACCCCAAGTAACTAGAGTTACAGTACCAGGCCCACAAGGGCCTACAGGTGCTTCTGGATCATCACAAAATAGAATAAGTGATGCTCTAGATGTGGATACTACATCGTTTGGATTAAATGACGGTTCATTGTTACAGTACAAACAATCTATAGGTAAGTTTGTTACAAGAACAGAATTAGATACAACCAGCGGCGTCCTTGTGCTGAATGGTGGAAATTTTTAAAATAGGAAGAGAAAAATGTCAGTAACATTACAGATAAAAAGATCCACTGGTAGTTCGGCTCCCGGCTCTCTATCAGATGGTGAATTAGCATATACAAAAGGTGATGATAAACTTTATATTGGTGATGGGTCAACGGTAAGACTTATCGGTGGTAAATCATTTAATGACTTAATAGATCATACAGCAGGAACGCTCACAGCAAGTTCTGGAATTATCGTTGATAGTAACAGTGCAATTGATGACCTTAATATTGGTAATCATGCAACAACAGGTGGTTCACTTCAACTAAAAGAAGGAACGAACAACGGTGCTCACCACGTTCAACTTAAATCACCAAATGCTCTTGCGGCAAATGTTGCATTTACTTTGCCTTCAGCAGATGGTAGTTCAAATCAATTTTTGAAAACAAACGGCTCTGGACAACTATCTTTTGGTACAGTAACCCAAACACTTTCACTCGCCGCAGATAGTGGTTCTAATGATACATTCAACACTGGTGGAACATTAACATTCAGTGGTGGAAGTGGAATAACAACAACAGTTTCAGATGATGAAATATCAATTGCTGGTGATGACGCAACTGCATCTGCAAAGGGTGTTGCTTCTTTCGCATCTGCTGATTTTACTGTATCATCTGGTGCAGTATCAATTAAAACTGGTGGTGTTTCAAATGGACAACTTGCTGGTTCAATTGCGAATGCAAAACTTGCTAACGATGGAATTACAATCGGTAGTACTGATACATCACTTGGTGACACAATCACTGCATTGGCTGGAATGACTGAAATCGCAGTTGACAACCTTACACTTAATGCAAACACAATTTCAACAACTAACTCAAACGGCGACATGGTACTTGCTCCTAACGGAACAGGTTCAGTAACAGTTCCTTCTGGATATACATCAAGAGCAGGATTTGGTTCAGACTCACTTGTAAACAAATCGTATGTTGACAGTGTTGCAAACGGACTTGACGTTAAGGCATCTGTAAGAGTTGCTACAACTGCAAACCTTTCTGGAACATATGACAACGGTGCTGGAACAATCACTGCTGGTTCTAATGGTGCAATCTCAGTAGACGGTGTTACTCTTGTAGTAAATGATAGAGTTCTTGTAAAAGACCAATCAACTGCTGCACAGAATGGTTTCTATAAAGTAACGACTGTTGGTTCTGGTTCTGCTGCATTTGTTCTAACAAGAACACCAGATGCAGACGCTGCTTCTGAATTGACTGCTGGTGCATTTACATTTACTGAAGAAGGTTCTGCAAACGCAGACAACGGTTATGTTCTAAGTACAAACGGTGCAATTACACTTGGTACTACAGGAATTACATTTGAACAATTCTCAGGTGCTGGCCAGATTTCTGCTGGTAACGGTTTAACAAAAACTGGTAATACAATTGATGTTGTAGGAACAGCAGACAAAATCACAGTAAGTTCAAATGCAATTACGATTGCTAGTTCTTATGTTGGACAAACATCTATTACTACACTAGGAACAGTTGCAACTGGTACATGGAATGCTACCACTATTGGAACTGCATATGGTGGTACTGGTTTAACTTCTATCGCAAAGGGTTCTGTTCTAGTAGCAAACTCCGCTAATACTTTGTCTGCACTTGATGGTGGTGGTACTAATGATGGGTTCTTATCCTATACGGCAAGTTCCGATACATTATCTTTTGCAACTAGTATTGACGGTGGTACATTCTAAATAGTCAGGTAGGGAACGCCTAATGGCTGTGGATATTAAACTCAAAAGGTCGCACACACACTCTAGTATTCCAACAACATCGGATCTAGCAGAGGGTGAATTTGCGGTCAATACATATGACAAGAAATTGTATATGCGTGATGGAAGCAACAATGTTGTTTCTGTTGGTAACGAATATGCAACTGATTATGAATCTTCCACAAAAGTATTTTATGTAACTGTCGCATCTTCAACATCTAATCACATACATCATGGTAGTGGTTCTAGTAGCAAGTATAAGATTAATGGAATATTTTCTCCATATCTAAAACTTATTCCTGGCATCACTTATCGTTTTGATCAATCAGATAGTAGTAACTCAGGCCATCCATTCAGATTCTATTTGGATGAAAACAAGTCTACTGCATACACAACTGGTGTAACGACTGCTGGAACTGCTGGTAATGCTGGTGCATACACAGAGATTACTGCAACACATTCGACTCCTGCTGTTCTTCATTATCAATGTTCTGCACACTCACTTATGGGTTGGGCGGCGTTTGTACAAACAGATAATCTGACTGCATTTGATACTGGTGACTTGACAGAGGGTTCTAACCTTTACTTTACTAACGCACGAGCAGATGCAAGAGTAAACTCCGTATTACCAAATACTGATAGTTTAACTGAAGGTTCTAGTAATCTGTATTATACAGATGCAAGAGCGCAAGCAGTCTCTATCAATAATGTCGTAGAAGATACTTCGCCTCAACTTGGAGGCGCTCTTGACTTAAACTCAAATAATATTACTGGTACTGGTAACATCTCTACTACTGGTGATATAACTATAACAGATTCAGATGCTGGTAGTTCTGCTGGGCCTGACTTTGTTCTTTACAGAGATAGTTCTTCTCCTGCCGATGGTGATTATATTGGACAACTTCAGTTCAAAGGTAAACATGATGGTGGTGGTGATGAGATATACGCAAAGGTTACTGGTAAGATTTCTGATGCGTCACAAGGCACAGAAGATGGTCTTATTGAAACTGCAATCAAAGGAAACGGTTCTTTCACGATTGTAAGTAGACAAAAATCAAACGAACTACAACTTATAAATGGTGTGGGCCTTAGTGTTGCTGGCAATACTACATTATCTGGTACACTAAACTCACATACTATTCCAAGTGGTACTGGAACAATCGCACTTACAAGTGATATTGGGTCTACAGACTTATCTGCCGATTCGACTCCTCAACTTGGAGGCGACTTGGATGTAGTCACACACGGAATTGTTTCTACCTCAAATAGAAATATTACAATCACACCAAACGGTTCTGGTAAAGTTGTTATTGATGGATTGTCACATCCTGTCGCAGACGGTAACTCTGGACAAGTTCTTAAAACAGACGGCTCTGGAAATCTTGCGTTTGCTTCTGTCAGTTCACTTGCTGGTTCTGGTATTCAGAATGTATCAGACGATAGTTCTCCACAACTTGGTGGAAACTTAGACGTTGTAACACATAGTGTTGTATCAACATCAAATAGAGATATTAACCTTACACCAAATGGTTCTGGTAAAGTTGTTGTGGGAACAAATGGGATTGAGTTTGGAGATGGTTCAGTACAGACTGCTGCTGGTGCCGATCAAGGTTTTGCTATAGCAATGGGCATTGCTCTTGGGTAAACGTATAAATACTACAAAAGGATAAAGAAATATGGCAGTACCAAGTACAAGAACAAATTTTAAGGAGTGGTGTCTTAGGAGTCTAGGTAAGCCTGTAATTGAAATTAATGTTGACCCAGATCAAGTCGAAGATAGAATAGACGAAGCACTTCAGTATTTTTCACAGTATCATTATGATGGTGTTGAAAGAGTGTATCTAAAATACCAAGTAACTCAGGCTGATATTGATAGAGCAAGAAGTGATAATAGTCTTGCAACTGTAACAGATATTGATAATACAACAACAGCAGTATGGAAAGAACAGAAGAACTATATTCCTGTTCCTTCTAGTGTTATGTCTATTGTTAAGGTATTCCCTATGACAGACAAGTCCTCAACAGGAATGTTTGACATTAGATATCAATTACGATTAAATGACTTGTACGATTTTAGCTCTACTTCTGTTATTCATTACGAAATGACTATGCAACATCTAGATTTTCTAGATCATATTCTCGTTGGGGAAACTGCAATACGCCACAACCAACATCAGAATAGGTTGTATTTAGATGCAGACTTCCAACAGGACTTTGTTGATGGCGACTATATTCTTATTGAATGTTATCGTAACTTAGACCCTGCTACATACCCAGATGTTTGGAATGATATTTTTCTAAAGAAATATTGTACACAACTTATTAAGAAACAATGGGGTGCAAACCTTTCTAAATTCCAAGGTGTTCAGATGTTGGGTGGAGTTTCACTAAACGGTGAACAAATATATACACAGGCTCAGGAAGAAATTGATAAGTTGGAAGAGCAAATCCAACTTGCATATGAATTGCCTCCTATGCATATGATAGGATAAGTTTATGCCAACTAATGTATATTTTGATACAGGTACAAAACCAGAGCAGTCTCTATATGAAGATTTGATGATAGAGCAACTGCAAATTTATGGGCAGGATGTATATTACATTCCTCGTAAAATGGCTGGTGTAGATAAAATCTTTAATGAAGATATTAGTTCTTCGTTTGAAGATGCATACCTTATCGAAATGTATATGGAAAATGTTGACGGATATGAGGGTGAGAAAGACCTTATGTCCAAGTTTGGTTTAGACATACAAGACGATGCAACATTTATTGTTGCTAGAAGAAGATGGGAACAGTTTATATCTGTTGATAATAACATTCTTGTTTCTTCAAGACCAAATGAGGGAGACTTGATTTACTTCCCTAAAACATCTAAGATGTTTGAGATTACTTTTGTAGATCACGATGACCCTTTTTATCAGGTTCATAACCTACCTACATACAAACTCAAGTGTAAAACTTTTGAGTATGCTTCTGAAGGTTTGGATACTGGTATTGCAGAGATTGATGCGATAGAGATAGATAATAGTTTAGACTTGTTATCACATCAACTTACATTGGAGAGTGGAACTGGTACAGGTTCACTTATTTTAGAAAACGTAGTAGAGGGAGCCTCGTCTTCCTATATAATACTAGAAACATTTAACATTGCAACAATAGATGAGAATTCGATGAACGATGACTTTGAGTTGCTAGATGATAATATATTAGACTTTACCGAATCAAATCCATTCGGTGACGCTGGGATGAAATAATTATGATAGGACAATATTTTTATAACCAATCTACACGAAATGTTGTAGTTGCTTTTGGTACTTTATTCAACAATATTCAGTTGAGTAAAAAGGATAACGCTGGAAATGTCATACAGACATTGAAAGTTCCTCTTGCATATGGCCCAAAACAAAAGTGGTTGACAAGACTTACAGAAGACCCCAACTTGACAAAGAAGGTTGCGGTTACTTTACCTCGTATTGGGTTTGAGATTAGTGGTTTAGAATATGACCCATCTCGTAAACTAAACAAGATTATCAAGGTAAAGAAAGTTGCAGATGGTGCTGATGCTGACCAGATTAAATCTGGATTTATGCCTGTGCCATATAATATCAACTTTGACTTATATGTTCTTGCAAAAAGTTCTGATGATGCATTACAAATTGTGGAACAGATGTTACCATATTTCCAACCAGAGTACACAGTTACTATGAGGGAAGTTCCAGAGTTAGATATTGTTCGTGATGTTCCTATCGTGTTGAATAGTATTAATTATGAAGATGATTATGAAGGCGATTTTGCAAACAGAAGAAGTATTATTTACACATTATCTTTTACTGCAAAGTATTACTTGTATGGCCCAGTAACATCTACAAATGTTATTCGTAATGTACAGGTTGACCAGTATGCAGATATGCCTGTAAATGCACCTAAGAGAGAACAGAGATATACAGTTACACCTACGCCTGTAGGAGTTTCGGGTACAGATTTTGATCCAGATGACGATAACTTTGGATTTAATGAGACAACTTCTTTCTTCCAAGATGCTAAAAATTATGATGAAAAGTCTGGCACAGATACAGATGACGCATAAATAATACAAAGAATTAGGAAAAAGATATGGCAAGTACATTAAAAGTAGATACAATAGCACACACTGGTGGCACTAGTGCATTGACGGTAGATAGTGGCGGTCGTGTAAAAATGCCTAACCAAGTAATATTTCAAGGTGTTTCTGAAACAATAGCTAGTGGCAGGTACACAACTTATACTGCTGATGCACCATCTGATGGCTATACTTTAAGTCTTACAAATATTGGTGGACTGTTAAATGTTGGTGGACATTTTAATGCCACTACTGGTACATTCACTGTCCCTATATCTGGAATTTATGAGTTTCATGTAGGGTTTTCAAGTAAAAACAATAATACAAATAGAAAAATTGGAGTAGTACTTGTTAATAATGCATCAATAGGTGAAGCGTTTGAATCTTCAGACCCATATGCAGATGGTAATAGGTCATTCTTTGCTAATTTGTCAGCAAATGATACAGTACAACTTGGAACTGATGGAGAGGCTTTTGCAGTCTGTAGTTTCAGTGGAAGATTGATACAGTAGTATAATAAGGAATAGAAAAATGGCAATTAGAAAAATAGTATCAAGAAGTATCGGAGTTGACGTTATCGCTGCAGAAGATTTGGCAGATAACTCTATTACGACTGCTGAAATCACAGACGGTGCAGTAACCGCTGCAAAAATTGCTAGTAGTGTTACTTTGGGTGTTGGCGCATTCCAAGGAGATAACGCATCTGGTGGTTTGCGTGGTGACACGACAAACGGTAAAAAAGATATTTTCAGAGTTCACGAACCGACATTAAACACAAACGTAACAATTGCATCAACAGACAATGCACTTGCAGCAGGCCCTCTGGCGGTTGCAGATGGTGTCACACTTACTGTTAGTGGCAACTTGTCAATCGTATAGGAGATATAAGAGATGGCATCAACATTAACAGTAGACAACATTGTAGGGGCGTCAAGTTCAAGTACAATTCATATTCCTGGCCATATTATCGGATATGTAAACCATGACTACAACTCACAATTGGTTGTAAATTCAAGCTCTTATGTAACTGCTGGACTTACAGTAAGTTATGCCGCCAAGTTTGCCAACAGTAAACTTAGGATTTCTTATCAAATACCGTGTGAACAATATAACGGCTCCGCAAATGCAGAGGTTATAGGACAAACAACATTGTATATAGATGGTTCTCAAAATTCTAGTAGTTATACAGGACTACATACAATGGAAAATATGAAAAGGTCTGGTAGTACCATTGGAGAAGAGTTTACTCTCAACGCAAGTGATACGAATAGTCATACATATACAATATATGCAAAAACTAACAACAACGAATTAACTATCTTTAGATATGGTCTTGTTGGGTCTTTAAGTATAATGGAGATTGCACAATGAGTACTTTAGCAGTTAACACAATCACCGCAGAGACAGGTAACACAGTTTCACTTGCATCTGGTAAGACTCTAAATGCATCACAAGGATTTACTGCTCCAGCAGGGCATGTTATACAGTTTGTCAAAAGTCCATCAATTCTTACTGCTGGTATAACTACAACCAGTAATAATCCAACTGAAATTTCTACTGGCCTTCGTGTAACAATTACTCCTAAGTCCACATCTAGCACAATTGTTTGGATGATGATGGCGAATTTTGTTACAGCGGCGACAAGTCATGCTGGACTGGATGTGCGCCGAAGCATTAATGGTGGTTCTTATTCCGACATTACAACTGGGAACGGAAACGAAGCGTTTAGACAACGTGGTGGCGAGACTGATCAAAGACAAGGTACTATTATATATTACAATCAACCAAACACCACACAATCAGTTGTATACACTCCATATTTTTGGACAAATTCCGGCTCTAATGGATTTATTATCAATGATAATGGTATGGGTACATTTTGCATAGCGATGGAAATTAGTGGATAAAAAATGAATAAACAGGAGAAAAAATAATGGCAACAGTATCAGAAGCACTAAGTGCTCTTGGAGTCACAGAATGGGTTCTTAGAGGCGAACCAACAAACGCAAAAGAATTTGGATCTATGTTCCGTAAAATTACAGGTGTAGATGAAAATGGAAGTGGAATCGAATCAGACAACTCTTCTGATTTTGGTGTAACTTGGACAGAGGTTTCTAACAAAAGAGCAGAAATACTTGCAGCTGCGCCACTTAAAGAATTAAGAGCTGAAAGAGATAGAAGAATTGCAGAAACCGATTGGTATGCTTTACAGGATGTAACAATGTCAGATGACATGACTGCATATCGTCAAGCTCTTCGTGATATTACAGACAGTGCAACTTCACTGGATGATGTGACGTGGCCAACAAAACCATAGGTATGAAATGTCAAATCAGGCTGATATTCTAGATAATGTACTTGGTATTACAGATGTTGTGGAAACAACAGTAAGAGATGTAACACCACAAAAACCTGTAGTTGTTCCAGAAACAAGTGAACAGGACGTAGACAATGATTATAAATATCAGCGAGAAAACTTTTATCAGTTGGTAGAAAGAGGGCAAGATGCTATTGAAGGTATCTTAGACCTTGCAAGAGAAGGTGAACATCCACGAGCATATGAAGTGGCTGGGAACTTAATTAAACAGGTTGCAGATGTAACGGAAAAACTTGGTGACTTACAAGGTAAGATGAAAAAACTAAAGGAAGTACCAAACTCTGCTCCAAAGAATGTAACGAATGCATTGTTTGTTGGTTCTACAGCTGAATTGCAAAAGATGTTAAAAGGAAAAGATTGATATGCCATTAACAAGAATTAGTTCCACAGCACTTCCAGATAATAGTGTAGGAACATCAGAAATAGTAGACGGTTCAGTTGCAAGTGCAGACCTTGGATCAAACCTTGCATTGTCTGGTACAGATGCAGTAACAGTTCCAAAAGGTACAACTGCACAAAGAGGTACAGGCGTAGACGGTAAATTTAGGTTTAACACAACACTGAATACATTTGAAGGATATTCAAATAGTGCTTGGGGTGCAGTCGGTGGTGGTGCTACTGGTGGTGGTTCAGACCAAGTATTCATGGAAAACGATCAGACAGTAACAACGAACTACACAATTTCAACAAATAAAAATGCCGTAAGTGCTGGTACTCTCACTGTAAACAGTGGTGTCACAGTTACCGTACCTTCTGGCGCAAGATGGGTGGTAGTGTAATGGCTGTAGTAATTAACGGAACAACAGGGATTGACAAAGTACAAGACGGTTCAATCGGAACTGTTGACTTGGCTGCTGATGCAGTAACCGCTGCGAAATTGGATGTTGGACAGATTGGTGGTAGACGCAATCTTATCATCAATGGTGCTATGCAACATTGGCAAAGAGGTACATCAAACACTAGTGTTAGTGATGGTCAGTACCTAGTGGATAGATTTGGAATGAGAACAAGTAACAATGGTTGGTATCGTGCCGATCAAGATTCGAGTGCGCCAGCTGGATTTCCTTATTCTTTAAAAATAACTTCTTTAGGGTCTAACACTCCAGCGTCTGGGGCTTATATATTTTTAAGTCAGAAGATAGAAGGATTCAATTCATTTAATTTATCATATGGAACTTCATCAGCAAAAACAACGACTGTTTCATTCTATGTTCGTTCATCTATAACTGGAACGCATGGTGGATCAATTCGTAATAGCGCACAGAATAGAAGTTATCCATTTAGTTACACTATAAACTCTGCTGATACTTGGGAACACAAAGAAATAACAATTCCTGGCGATACTACTGGAACTTGGATTGGTGCAACTAATGGAATTGGTTTAGAAATAATGTGGAATTTGGGTTCTGGTTCTGCAAATATTGGAACATCTGGATCATGGGCTGCAGCTGGTTATTTGGGCGCAACTGGAGAGGTAAATATCGTTGAAACTTCTGGTGCGACTCTTTATATTACAGGCGTCCAGTTAGAAGTTGGCGACACTGCAACTCCATTCGAACACAGATCATACGGTGAAGAACTAACTTTGTGCCATAGGTATTTTGAACGATTGACCTATAGTAACACTCAATTTGTTTCTATAGGTGTAGCTAACA